AAACGTAGTAGCAGTATTATTGGTAACAGTACCAACCAGGAGGTAGACTCCGTCGCTATTGTCTCTATAGATTTTACGTGCTGTAACACCATATCCACCAATCGGCAAACTGGATAGGTTAATCGTTTGATTACCAGCCGTTGCAGTAAACGTACCAGATGCAGGACCACCATTGGACTCCTCTAAATCATAATACAAATAGGTTATTTTATACGTGTGTCCACCAGTAGGAACACTTCCACCAGCAACTACAGCACCACTAGGAGCTGAACTAGGAGCTTGAGCACCCATAACTTTAGTCTGAGGAGCTGAATAACTCACTCCACCATACGTTGTAGCTCTATCATACACCTGTGGAGCATCAATACCATTGCTGAAATACACTCTGTCTTGGTTAATAGCAAATTCCATGTTACCAAGTGAAGAATATCCACTAGTAACATCAGTAAACGTACCACCACCAGATGAATAACGAAGTACTCCACCACCAACAGTTAAAAGATGATGCACACCATCGTTAAAGATAGCTTCAAATTGATCTTTAGGAGGAGCAGCAAACGTAGTAGCATTATAATTAATGCCTCCTGACCGTTTAGTTATGACACCTTGAATTGTTGTATCAAAATTCTTACTATCATTAGTAAGCTCGTCATAGCCAACTAAATCAGAGTTGTTTGGATACTTGGTTTTAATCGTACCCCATTGCTGAGATGGAAGCTCGATATTGACTTTCTTCATTAGTTACTCCAAGGATCTGACTGAGGAGCATTAACCACTCTCAACCAGTCATTAAGACGTAAAGATTCAATAGGCAATTGTTTGTTTGTCACTTGCTTTGTTAATGTATCAATCAACACCATAAAGTCTTGATATGAACGTGATAAGATAACTGTACGTACATCAGAGATTGTTAAAGTTTCTGGTAAAGCTTTAATAAATGAAGCAACTCTTGCATCTGTGATAGTAATTAAATCTACTAAATTCTTTCCTGGTTGCATAAGTCTAACATCAGTAGGTGTGATAAACTCAGTAGCAAAAGGAGCTTCGTTAAAGAGCTTGAATAATGAATCCACTAATGAGATTGCTTCAGCTTTAATAGCTGTTGTATCACTTTTGTTTTGAGCATCAGAACTTGTAACAGTTTCAAACAAAGCTAGAAGCAAGACAGCAGCATTGTATAAGTTCTCATTGTACATTTGCTCATCATAAGCACCATTACCAGCAGCATTAGCTGAGGTAACTTGACTGTATGTTTGAGAGCCGTAGAGATCATCAGCGTATAACTGAGACATTTAAGCTACCACCCACCAAAAGTCAAACCATTGAGTAGTTTCACTAAAGGTCATTATAGCACCTCGATCAGAAGTAGATATTGTGTTAGATTTGTATCCCCAAAGTTACAGGAACTACCACCACTTTGATTTCGCAAAATCACAGCGTAGGAAGTAGAAGCTACTGAAGCAGGAGAGTCAAGGTAGATCATAGTGCATGGTGCATCAGCAACACCAGGCCAAACTTCAGAAAGTCGATCAGCCACAACATTTGAACCATTGCGAGAGATAGAAGTAAAAGCTACACCAGCAGCAGCACCCAATACACCTGTTGCAATCACGAGAATCTTACTTGAAGTAGACGATGGTGTAATAGATCCAGATAGATTGGTTGTCTGATACGTAGCATTAGTAGTTGTAAAAACTGTAGTTGACGTGTAAACTACCATTTGTTTTACTTGACTACCTAGCTGTCCGAAAGCAACAGCATCAGACGATACAGTACCATTAGTAAGATTGGTAATCTTGTGACTATTCATGTTAATGACACGACTCATTCCATTAACAAGATCACTTTCTACTGCTTTAACTTCATCTTTCAAAGCATTGTGATGAGCAGCAGTAACAGCATGTTTAACTGTAGCACCAGAACTGTGCGTAGTAGCACCAGTACCATCAGCACCTCTCGTACAGCTAAGGAACTGAGTACTGTTAGTAGAAGTATATTTAATCACTTCACTGTCGACAGTGATAAAGCCAACTGTAGGAAAACCAGTTGTACTCGTAACCGTTACAGTAGTTTGAGAAGCATCTAAGCTTCCATTCAGGACAGTAGAAAGTTGATTAACTGCCACATAAAGGTCAGAATCAGTTGCAGCAGATGTAGGATATTGTGCCATTTTATTAGTCCTCTAAAAGATCTTCATTGGAGCGTTAGTACGTTCCAACTCTTGTTGATGCAAATAAGCTTCTTCAGTAATGAACTGTGTTTCTTTACCAAGTTCAGCACGTAGACGAATTACTGTCTCTTCGTCCATACCTTCATACACTGACCAATCTGATGTGTACAGTTTCATTAGCGTACTCTTCGAGCAGAGAGCCTTCCACTAAATAGTGGAGTAGGAACTGAGTATATACTACTAAATTTTAAATAAACTGTTGTGGTTGCTGATAATGACATCCTATAACTTGGAACGCACAATGCTGCATGATTCATAGTTGTGTCATTATTAACTATGAATCTAGTATAATTGCTTCCCATAACTATACCAGTTCCAGAGTTTCCAGAAGTAGTAGTAATACCTGCTTCAATTCTAGTCCAACCAGTTCCGTTACCATTCGATTCTGAAACCATACTAACATCCCAATCACCAGCAGTTAAAGAGATACTAGTAGCATCTCCATAAGTATTACTAGTTGGAAAATTAACGTTAGACACTACACTTTCAATATATTGTCCAACAAATCCAGCAGAAGCATTGTCATTTGTGTTAGTACCAAGTACTGACACACCAGCAGCATTAGCATCAACTAACAGAGTACCAATACTACCTGCATAAAGCTGTACACCACGACTAGTACCACCACTAAGAACAAGTTTACCATTACCACCAGCACCAGACGGTGTACCACCTTGAATGAGTGGTGAATCACCAGAAGCAGTGTTAGTGAGTGTAATACGAGGTATATCTTTGGAAATAACTAAATTTCCAGTCATAGTGTCTCCTGCTTTACGAACAGGAGGATTGGTAGTAAGTAAGTCACTCTCTATAGCTTTAATCTCTTCTTTAAGCACATTATGATGATCTGCAATCACATTATGCTTTACAGCACTACTATTAGCATGACTAGCAGCTATCGTTCCGTCTGCACCACGAGTAATACCACTGAAGCGTGGAGGACCAGACAGGAGACTGGTGTATTTAATTGCTTCTTGATCTATCGTGATATACCCGACAGATGGAAAGTTCGCAGTACTGACAACTTCGATATTAGCACCATTATTTCCACCTGAACTAGTAAGAGCACCAGCTAAAGTCGTAGCTAGTGAATTTACAGCCACATATAGATTTGAGTCAGTCGATGCAGAGGACGGATAGTTTGCCATATAAAACTCCTAATGGTATATTAACATACCACAATAATGTTAGTATGTATTTATACTATTACGATAAAGTCACTTGCCACGTCACCTGAAGCGAATCCCCTGCTGCCTTGTTAATAACGCTGAAGGTCTGTCTCGCAAGCATTGTACCAGCAGAAGAAGCAGAGAAAATACCAGCTTCCGTAATAGCTCCTGTATTCACACCAGCTCCAAACGTACCTTGATTCTGCCACACATTCGTTGAACTGGACAACGTCCCTGCTACACGAGTAGACAGTTCAGTTTGAAGAGCCGTATCTGAAGCAGACGCAGCGTTCGTGCCAGTTCCTAATGCCAAATACTGCATGAAGTATCCAGACTGAGTCGCAGCAATAAGCCACGCAGCTAGATAGTTCTTACCAACTGTAACAACAACATTGTTCACATCTCTTTCGTCTTTCAATGCACCAGACTCGTCAAATAGTTTGTAATTAACTCGTCCAGTCAGCTTAACTTGTTCTTCCATTTTAATTCTCCTGTTATCGTATCGGGAACGTGTTTGCACTACCCGTTATTGGCATACCCGATTCGATATCTAACGAGTATGTTTGATCCCCACTTTGCTTCTTTACAAATCGTCTACCTTCACCAACGTACTTCAAATATTCATTTTCAGCAGCTTGTGCTAAATCAAATTCTTTTTCTTTGCTCCAAGCTTTCCAAAGCATAAAATGATGCAATGCATCTGAAAGACTATCATCAATATTGATTTCTTGTGTTGCAACAGTCAATGGAATAGGCTTAGACTTAAACCACAGTTCCACAGTTGTCACTTTATCAGGAGCACGATTAAGCCAAAGCTCTCTTCCCCAAACGAAATATTGATCTGGCATACCGTATGTGTTCACATCACTGTTGTCACGAAACTGAGGACGTTCTTGTAGCATCTTCTCTAGATTCGTAGGACGAAGACGTTTAAGACTGTGAATACCTGTATTGACATCAATATCATCATATGTTACGCCTTTAGCACTAAGCCAATTACTAGGCAAAGGATAGTTAAGAATACCAATCTGTGTCTGCATGGTTTCTTTACCTTCAAGCATACGAGTCTTATTAACGTAGTCTTTCTCACCACGATTAAGTAGAGCAAGAAGTTCTGCATCAGACCAGAAAGCTCCTATTGTCTCTACAAGCTCTCGACGAACGTCATTGATAATTTCCTGTGCTTGCATAATTGCCTCTTATTCGTAAATAATATATGCGTTTGTGAGATAAACCGATAAATGCTTAATATTGTATGTTGGATGTGCAACAATCCAATCATTAATTGCTGTTACGTCATTAGGCTCTGTTAATACAATACAGATAGCAGTCATATTATTCACTCGCTAAGTATTCTGTCGTTTGAAGTCCGACTTTCATCTCAATCTTTGGACTTTGTAAATCTAGTAACTCTTCATTTAAGGTATACACGATATACCAATAACCGTTGTTATAACTCAAGTGGATAATCGAAGTAATCTTATTTACGTTTAAAAATGCTTGAAGTTCTTTAACGGAACCGTTTGAAGTTGCTGGAATAGAAACTACAGTCATTAGATTTCACTCCAAAATACCGTAATCGTATGAACACGATTAGTACCGTCTGGTCTACCTGTGATTAACACATCTCTGCCTGGGTCTAAGAGTAACAAACCATTCCACTGATGTATGAAGGGAACAGCAGCCGTTCCACCAGTAGTCGAGTTAGCGAATATCTTTGTTCCAAGGACTGAGGTCGTTGGTCCTGAAAAGATTTGCATTACGCTCGCTGTAGGACTAGTTTTAACATAGTTATTAGCAATCGTCTGTGCTGCTCCTGTTGCTGTAACTGTCGGATTGATGTACCATCTAACTATTGATTGACTAGCAACTGTATTGGTCAGAGCAAATGCGCTTTCTACGATGCTTAATAGTTTTCCTGAACCTGCTGGATTTCTAATAAGGCACATGTTTGTTTCCGCAGCAGTAGCTACGTTGATTTCAAATGACACAGAAAAACTCTTCCCTAATTGAACATCAGGAGTACTAGTAGCATTTACTGGTATAGCTGTTTGATTTGATGCAAGCACAACTGGCATACTCGCTGCCATAGTCGTTTGACCAAGAGCAGCAGGGATACCAGCGTCAATGGACGATAAAGAAGCAATCTCTGTGGCTTGGTTGGCTGCTGTCGCTGCTCCTGTAGGCAAGGGTAGAGTCACCACTGAAATGGGCTGTGTGGCCTGGAAGAATGTTCCAGACACAGGCTGAGTAGCAAGATTGTCACTACCAACTAAAGTGACATACACTCCTGTGAACGAAGGGGTAATTCCAGTAACCGTCCAGTTAAGCTGCATCCTGTTGCTTTGTAACGTATGACGGAATATTTGTGGTGTAACAGCTGTCGTAATTGCACCTGACGCTGTGCTGTTGAATACGTTACCAACTTGATCTAAGTCAAAGAGCGTGAAAGTAATACTAGGCGTAGTTCCTGTAGGAGTGTTTTGGACAGTCACCACCATTGTAATTTCTTTAGATGTTAAGAAATTAGTGGTTATAGCAGCAGAACTGCCTGTCGCTGTAATCGTCTGATTCGTTAGAACATTGACTGCTGGTTGTGAAGAAGAAAACGAACCAACAACGTTGACACTACCATCAGCATTAACCGCAAGTGTATTACCACTTGTCTCATTGGAAACTTCAACAGGTGTAGTACTTTGTGAGTTTGTTAAATCAGCCACAGTTAGTCCTTTTTAATGTCAACTTTTTCTTCAGATTTACTTGACAACCATTTGTCTGCTACTGTACCACCACCGACAAGACCTGAAGCAAGAATGACACAGGTAATCCAATCACTTGAAGCTATCAGTTTCTTCATTAAAAATGCACAAGCAACGATAAAGAGCCATAAACCAAAGCCCACTTTACGTCCGTCCAAAAAGGCAAGCATTTTTAAGAATTTCATAAATTGTGGTGTTTTTATCTTATTCGTGGTTATCGCCTCCACGCCTAATCTTATGCGTCTAAGCCAATGATTGTGCTATACACATCCTGAGCCTGATTTTCTCTATTCGTCCTAATGACACGAACAGTGCCAGTAGAAGTCGTAGGAATCTCAATCGGAGGATCAAAGAACAACTCAACAGTGGGATCAGTCGGAGTAACAAAAGCAACAGCCTTTGTCACCAACGAAGCAACAGGCCCAACTTGAACCGTAAACTTACATTTGCCAGAAGCAGAGCAAATAACACTCTTGAGCTTCATAGCAGTCACAACAGTGTAGTCATGATTTGATGTACCAGCAGCAGCAACGGCTGCACCAGTATTGAAATCATTAACTTCACCACTGATAATTCCATTCGTTACCTGAACGAAAATGGGATTAGACACACTATTCGCAGACGTATTCGCACTAATCTTAACAGCATCAGTGGCAAGCGTCAACGGACGAATGTCAAGCGACGTAGCCGTAACAGTGACAGTTCCACTAACAGGAACAGGGGTAGCTCGAAGTTGCGCATCTGTCAACGGTCCAGTAACAGCTACCGAACCAGTGATTGAAACAGATCCATCAACCGTGATGCTATTTCCACCGTCTTGAATGTTTACTGCACCAGCACCAGACGTGTTGTTAATGGTAACATCTCCAATATCAACACCAGGTTGCGTTTGAAGCGCAGCAGTGGCAGCACCAGCAGGTAATGGAAGAGCAGCAGCAGAAATAGCTACTGTGTTATTAACATTAACCCACAAACGACCGACACTGTCAACTTTAAGAGTCGCATAGTCACCATCTGCACTAACAGACGACGCTAACGAATCCTGTCGAACTGCAAGAGCAACATCCCCTAAATCTCCACTAACAGCTACAGCGTCTTCAGCATACTGAGTAGCAGACGAGCTACCACCAGTAATATTGACGTTTAAGCTGCTTCCAGTAACACTAACGCCATTTGTACCATCCGTAATCTTCGTAAAGATAGGATTGGTTAAGGCGTTTGCATCGTTATCTTTCGATACGAGCGTTGTACCTAAAACATCAGCCATTTTATTTCCTCACTTCTCTAATTAGAGAGCCGTTGTTTCGGTTGAGTTCTTCACCATCTTCTCAACTCGTTCAACTTCGGCTAGTTCTGCTTGTGCTTTCATTAATGCATACTCTATTTCAGCCATCTTTCCCTTGCGCAAGTCCTCGATAGCCTGATTCAAGTGTGCAATTTGTGAAATCTTCTCTTGTTTCTTAATTTCCAACCACTTCATCTTCATTTCTTGTGTTTCTTGAACGTTTTGAAGTGGAACTGGTAAGAATGAGCCTATGTCTGCCATGTTAAGCTCCGTAAACTGTTGCTTCAAAGTCTTCTAAGTGACCGACGAACTGATGAGTCACTTTTACATCTAAAATATCGCTTGTACTCAACAAAAGAGGACTACTGTAGTTAAAATCAATGCTACGATTAGGACTACTTCGCTTAGTCTCAATTAAGACAGTATTTAAAAACAGTTTGTAAGTACCATAAATCGTTCCAGAGCAAGCAATACGTGTTATTCGCTTTGCGCTTGGAGCTGTGTACGTGACAATCGTTGCAACCGTAGCATCAGGAAGAGCTGAGATGCTTCCGCTAGCCAATGCGTTGACGGAACCAGGTAAGGCGGTAGCGTCAGCAGCCACATTGACGTATACATTACCCGAACTGTCTGCTTCAATGCGCTTTGTCTGGTCTGTTCCACGTAAATGTCCTAACAGTCCTGGCTGTGCTTGCCTAGGAGATACAGCAGACTCGTCACCATTGAGGTCTGGATTGATAGGCCTCTGTGCGCCCACTGTCTACTCCTTGGACTCGTCTTCAGTAGCTTCTTCTTCAGGTGTTTCAGCAGCCTCTTCTTGTTCGTCAATAATGCGCTTACGCATTTCGTCCATTGTCTCAGGTCTAAATGAGCCTTCAGGCTTAACATTATTGGCTTTGCGTAGAGTCACCACACCGTCAGATAGAGAGACAACCACAACAGGGACCATAAGGCTACCAACATCACCTACAGACACCTCTTTGTCAAACTCACTGACTGGTACTGAAAACTCTGTCAATTCTGGTAACTTCATATTATCCCTCTTGTAGAGCAGATTCGATCTTCTGCTTAACGGACATCAAAAGCTTGTATTGCTTCATGCTAGACGGCATTGGGATGCAAGATAAAATAGTCAATATTTCTTGCAATCCACCTTCATACGTGTGTGGAGTTCCAACTACTTTTACGACTGGTTTCATAATCCTGTCTGAAGGAGGCGTTCCTGCCTTGAGAAGTTGACCATTAGACCCAAAAGCATCAGGACCAGGATCTTTCCCTTCATTGACAACCAGTACTCGGTCTTTATTTGCCTCATCAGCCTGACATTTAATACACGTTGGCACACCATTAACCGCAAGTTTAGGTCCATGAGTAGGACACATCCCTAACGGAAACCCCATTATCTCAGCCATTATAGTATTTCCCCTTGTTTTTTCAATTCTTTTTTAAAGTCTCTATAGTCTAACATCTCTTGTACATCCATAGCACCAGGTAGATAAGTACCTGTTTTAGACAAAATCTTCTCCATACTGCGTTGTTCAGCTTGCTTCAAACGCTGTGCAATAGGGTCAGCTTGCATTTTAACAGCATCAAACGGTGCAAAGGCAAGATGTGTACCAAAAACCTTTTCAGCGTAACGACGGTCTACTAGCTTGCGTTGAATGAGGATCTTTAATACCCTCCTCCAACCACCTTTCTTGATACGTCCATCCAAGAAGGTTTGACGATGCTCAGGAACCCAATTCTTATCTATGCCACAAATCTCAACAAATTCACCATTCTCAACATAAAACACACCTGCTGGATGGTTAGGATTATCTCCGCAATAAATGCGGATTTTACCCCTACTTATTCTCCGCAACTTTCGTTCAAGTTCCCCTGAGAGCATATATTCCCCTTTCACTAAATGGTTGCGGTAGTTGGAGTTGCACCAACTTGCTCTAGGTTATGAGCCTAGCTAGCTTCTGAAGCTTTATACCGCTAAATCGAGCAGAGAGTGCATGGGGCATGACTCCCACCGTACGCTTCAGGTACACTCTCTGGCCTAGCGTCCTAGGACTTTTCATGGTACTACCAGATTGTTTTATTCCTGCCCCAACCAAGGGGATAGCAGGAGCAGGATAAAACAACGTCTACTGCTTAATTGTCAGCAGCCGAACCGTGATAGATCTGAATCGCACGACTTGATTGCAGAACTTTCGCAGCCATAACAAACTTCCAACCAACCGTAGAGAACATATTCAACGGATTGCTGGTGTCTTGAGGCCCTGGCTCTTTGCGGATCATTTCCATTCCCTGACCAGACAGCTCAGAGATAGCATACGCATCACGTCCAAAGATATACGCATGGAACGTGGTAGAAGTCGCACCAGTACCAGTTCCGCTATTCGCAGAGTGGACAAGGCGCACACCATAAAGCATACCCACTTCACCACGCATAATCTCTTCAGGACGACTATACTTATTCACGTCAATGAACGACCCAACAGCCGAGTCAGCCTGAAGATCAAAAATACCAGCAGGAGAAATCAGCCCTTTGTAGAAGTTCTTTTCAAACCCAGGGACTTCATACAGACCAGAAACAGAGCGAAGGCGATACACCGCTTTCCGCAGTTCCGCAGCCGTAAGAGTCGCAGTGTCAGCAACAGCAGCTTCATTCGCAGCTCCACCAGCAAACTGATTCGTGAAGTTACCCGACAACGCAGCTCGAACAATCGTGTCATAGGACAACGCAGCATTGTCCGACAACTCGTCCGTAATTTCGTCAGCAATAGGATTGATAGACTTCCATTGCAATTCTTTCGACATCTGAACATACTGACCATACGTAAGCGGTTCAACCGTAACTTCAGTCGTTCCAACTTGCGTGACGGCAGGATTGGTGTTTTCGGTCAACGGCGAAGTCACCGCAGACAGCTTATTCAACCTGCGCCATTTCATCAGCGTACCAGCGTTCTTCGGAAGCGGTTTCTTAGAGCCCATATCTTCAAAGTGAAGCTGTGGTTTCAGCCGTTCCAACCATCTTTTATCGTAGTATACGCCAGTGTCGGAAAACGTGTTTCCAACTCCCGTCGAAATACCTAGTGTATTTGCAGCCATTTTATATTACCTCTAGTTTAATGTCCCTAGAGAAGAGCTTCATTACTCATCCGATACCATACCTTGTTTGATAAAGTATTGTCTGAGTTCTGCTGCACTCATCTTGCTAGGATTGGCGATTGTCACATCACCGTTCCCACCACTCGCAACAGTCGTTGCAGACTCTTTTGCGATTGCAGCTTCAGCTTTCTTTTGGCCGAATTGTTCAGCCTGTTTAAGAGCTTCTTCGCTGTGTTGAGACTTCGCTAGATTATACAAGTAATCATACACTTCGCCAGTCGGTCTAGAAAATACTTCATCAGGAACCTTACCACTATCCGCAAGCTCTTGCATAAAGCCTTTCAGCTCTGCAAAATTTGGATAGTTCTTATCGTCACGCTCACGCTTCATTACTTCAAGATTCGCTTCCAGAACAGCGTTCTGTTGCGCTACCTTGTCATAGGTTGATTTGTATTCGTTACGAATGTCGTTCAGTTTTTTTTCTAGATAACCATCAATAGCTTTTGGTCCTTGTGTCTGCAAGTCTCGAATAAACTCCGCAGGATCTATAGGTTTCTCAGTCGCAGCAGCTAATTGTTTCGCAAATTGCTCTTGTGCTTGTCTAAGCGTCTTCAACTCATTGGCAGTTGTGCCATGTTGACGCTTTAGGGCAGCTAGCTCTTGCGTAGCTTTTGTGAACTGCGGTCTAAGCTCTTCATAGTTCTTTCGGTAGTCAACTTCAGGTTGTGGTTTAGTTTCGGTTTCTTTGGCAGGGTCCGTTACACCTTCTTTAACCGCCTGAACACTAGCTTCCTCGGTCTTACCAGCTTGTTCAACAACAGGTTTTTCAACCGTCGCTGAGGCCTTCTGATTGTCGAGCACTTCATTTTCCATTATTTTGTCCTTTATTATAGACCTTGTCCATTTTCAATGGGGGCCTGATTTAAATCGAGTTCTTCATCTCTCATCGTATTCAACATCTTCGCTGCATTATCACCAGCAATAATACGACGCTTCATCAAATCTAAAGCTTCATTTAATTGAATAGCACGAGTCCTAATACGTTCAGCTATCGCAGGATCTTCGGCTGTCAACCATTCTTTCTTATTATCATCAATCTTCGCTTGAAGATCTTTATGCCAAATATCAAAACCTGGATGGTTCATGAACTGACGCATCACCATACCAATGTCAATTGTTTGCTGCAATTTCCCCTTGTCCATAATTACTGAGCTGGTTGACTAGGCACACCAGGAACAGCAACAGGTGCTTCTGTTCCATTATTTTGTGCTTGTCCTGCAACTGCTTGTGCAGCCTGATTTGCTTCAGGTCCAGCAGCTCCTTTCATTTGGCTCATAACGTTAGCAATTGGATTAGGAGCTTCAATATCATCAGGATCAAAGCCCATCATCTTCCAAACACGTTGAGCAAGTTTAATAACTGTGTTAGGTGTCAAAGCATTTTGGAACATTCCAACGAACGAAGTAATCTGATTGATCTTTCCTTCCTTACCAATCATGTCAGAAATACCAATCATATGAAACTTCACTTCTGCACGAATCATATCAGGTGTAACAGCTCCATCAAACATAGTGGAACCAGTCATACCTGTTTCTTTCGCAACATCTTCTGAATCAAGGAACTGAAGATTAAGCTGATGCATCATACGAAGCATCTTTTTAATAGCTTCTTCAGTAAGCTTTGCAGCCACACCAAATTTCTCTAAAGCCTGACCAATAATCATCTGTGCGCCACGAGCTGTACGTCCAAGTTTCCCGTTGTCTGGAATACCTTGAACTGAACGAGGCACAGTAACATTCTCAATATCAGATTGCACTATCTGAGCTTCTTCATAAGCTCGTCCTGTGCTATCTGTGGTATCCATACGTTCAACGGCTGTCATATCATCCGTAAGCACAATACCGTTTGGAACTGTTTTAAGCGTGTCCACATCAACATCAGCCAACGTGTTCACCTTCCACATGTTGTTGAGTGACTGATTGATGTTATCTAAACGTTGTCTCCGCAACGTATTAAGTTCATGTTGCAACGGAATGATTGGCTCAATAAGCCCCACACCATACCACTCCATCGGGACTGGCACAAGCACGTCACGAACTAACGGTCTTTTCTGATGGTGGAACGGATTGGCAATAGCACGAGCCAATACCGAACGATTAGCCATAACAATTAAAGCTTCTTCTTTAATCCCATCTCCATCAACATCATATCTTCCCCAAAAACTTAAAAGCTCAACCATCCCCTTAGACCATACCACAGGGTCAGATACACCACGTATACCATAGCGATTAACTCTAGCTGGTATGAGTTCTTTAGTTTCTTCATCAAGTCTCGGATCATCACCATTCGCATATACTGGATATTTCCCTTTGCACAACTGTTTAAAATCATCTTTGGAAATAAAACTACGGATGAATACACCTTTTCCATCTTGTTCATCTTTTGCACGAGGATCTGGATAGACATCAAGAATGTCAATAACATCCATCTGAGGTCTACGTTCAACTACTTTGTATTCTTTCTTTTCTTCCCAACCAACTACACGTTGACCAAGTTTGAAACCAAGGAACGTGACATCTTGCATCTTAGGAATACGGCTCCAAACCCAATTGCGTTTAACGAGCCAATAAATATACATATAAGTCGTTCCGTACATAAGCTTCTGCTTGCAATAGTCCATGAACTTGAGGAAAAAGCTATTGCGAGTGAGCTGATGTAAGAGCAACTTCGTAATAATTTCAGCCTGTGCTTCATCTTTCGGATCATCAGGCACAGTTTCAAAAAATTCTTCTTGATTAAAAATTAAACTGACAAACTTAGCTAAAGCAGTTTCAACAACCTGGAACGTGACAGGAACAAAAACTTTAGATCGTGTAGGAGTTTTAGAAGTAAACGCAATAGAGCTAAGATAAAGACGGTACATCTCATCCCACATTGTCTCGTAGGGTTTACGCCAGCTATTCCATTTACCATAAAGCCCCATCAGTTCATCAACCACTGATTGCTGCTTCATGGAGTCCCACTTACCAGCAATAGGCTTAGGGGAATCGTCTAGGACCGTAGGCTCGTCACCATGCGGATCTTTTTTATTATCTGGCAGATCTGGTTGTAAGTCGTCCATCGTTTATTCCTCGGAATAGCCTGTATAGGGATTGCAATCTTCCCCAATCCTATTCATCCTAGCCTTCACTCTAGCTTTCAAACTTGATCGTAGCTGATGAGCCACAGGATATACGCTACCTGCGGTCCTATCTACGTTAAATGCGTATCGCAAACTATCCATGCAGTGATCGTTCTTTTTAACTGGTTCGTCTTTACTGCCTGGTTTTAAATCGTCCTGCTTCTTCCAATGGTAGTCCACCATCTCGCTGATGGTATTTTCAACACGCTTTCTAAAGAAGAACAAGCGTCCTTGCTTTAGAAGCTCCATGATTCTTTCAATCCCTACCATTACCCTCTTATCTGCTTGTTGAATACCCTTGCATCCATAATAGCGTTGTAATTCCGCTATGTTTTGAGCACCTTGACTATCTGCTTGTACAAACTTCAAAGACTCGTGATTCAAAAAATGTGCGAGTTCTCGCAGCAAAAGCCCTTTCTTAAAAAACTCTTTGTAGCAATAAAACTTATGGTCTAGTGGATCTTCCGCAATACAGACGACAGCAGAGGCAACAGACTGTCCGAAGTCCATACCGCCAAAACGTAGCCAATTATCAGGTATATCAAACGATTCAACAACGTGGCTATCGAGATCGAAATCTTCATAAACAAGTCCTTCTAATCGTGTAAACTTCCCACAATACCTACGATCAAAGAGAGCTTTTGGCATACTAGCCTTAGCTCTTTCAAACTCTTCTTTTGGGAAAGCTGGATTGGCAATACTCTCCCATGTAATCAAATCTATATTTGGATCTTTTCCGTACTGTCTATAAATATCTCTGTAATACCAATTTGGTTCATAAGGAGTGGAAGTCATCAACACCTTCCCAAGTCCTTCTTTACTCCAAATGGCTGTACGAGCTTGGATGATAGGCCACACATCCCCATCCATCTGTCCTGCTTCATCGAGCCATGCGCCTAAAAGCGTCATACCCTCAATGTGATTTGGCTCGTCAACAGACCTTACAAATACCCTACCACCAAAATCTAAATCGTATTGCTTTGCCCCTTCTTTCCAAACACCCCAATCATGCGGAAAAATAGGCTTAAATTCTTTTAATGTAGAGGCTCTAATGATATCGAGCGTAGGAGCTGCAATAAGCCAATCTCCATGAAACCCTTTCTCATGAGCTTTCCATATCTGGTTGCAAAGCCAAATGGCTCCAACCGTTGTCTTTCCACCCTGGATGCCAGAGGAAGTGGCTATGAAGCGACAGGCACTATCTAAGACTTTTTCCTGTCCTTCGTGTAGTTTAAGCTCCATCTTTTCCCCTTGTAGCCCTATCTGTCAGCCTACCTGACTTTCCCTACCCCTTGGTCTTGGACGATACGGCTGTCCAAGCCAAAACACCCCGAAATCTTTTTATCTGAAGCAAACCAAAACTGCGTTATAAGCGACTTCGTACCCTAGCCACAGTGCTCCAAAGCATATTACAATTGCACCTAAAAGACTGATGCACATTACAATCATATTCAATGCGACATCTAGAAGCGAATCGTTGTCCATGTTTATCTTACATTCACACTTAGTTTTTGTGTTTCACAGTTAATGGCCACATTTAGAGCTACTTCATTTTCGTGTACACTACCCTACCAGTCTTAACACAGAAGTAAACGCTTGTAAATTAGTGAGAAATATTTGAGAATGAATATTCACGACTATTAACAGTGTGATAAACATCATTTAAGATTTATCAATAGATGTTTTGTGTGTGTCCATTAGTAAGATTGG